AATAAACAGCCTATTCGTGCTGGCGATGGACAGGTATTGTCCAATCTCTTTACGATAACTTTGGAGGGAACTCTCCTTCCACAGGCTACGGGCGATACGTTAGGCATTATAGATGTTGATGCGAACCAAGATAGAATTTTAGAAATATTTAAAGATGAGGGAAAATTACTAAGCGTAGAATGCGGCGGGGTAGAGCTAATAAAGTGTTTTCCACGAGTTAATAGTATAGTTTTTCCTAGAAGTTCAGATAACTGGGCAGTTAGTTCGGATTATACTATTCAGCTTGAGTTTAACGATTACCCTCCAAGTGGAGCGGGTAATTTCGTATCGGATTTAAGTGAAAGTTGGACCCTAGAACCATTAGACGATAATCATAATTATTGGACGTGGACTTTGCCGGGAGGCACAATAGATTCTGGTCCGTATTTATTTAGACTGACACACGAAGTCTCTGCAGTTGGGCAGCGAGTGTTCGATGAGAACGGTTTAGTTAAAGAGGCGTGGGAACAGGCTAGATTTGAGGTAGTATCACGTCTAGGATATGATTCTACTGTTGTGCAAAGTAGCGGAGTAATTAACTTAGATATTGGGCAGTTTAGTACGTATAATCATTCTAGGGTACAAAATCATAATGAAGTAGCGGGTTCTTTTAGCGTAACGGAAAATTTCGTAGTATTTGGAACGGGGGATAGTAGTTCGCCCGGTCATGTAATTGAGGATTTTACTATTGAGGTAAGACAGAGTGTTCAGTCTCCATTAATAGGATTCGTTATAAACGGTCTTATTCAGGGGTTAGAGACCAGAAGTTTTGGGTCTGAGCCGGGCGATTTTACTATTACGGAGACTAAATATGCGGCAGCTTCTGGTGGGTGGGAAACTATCCAGGGAAGAGTATATGATAGGGTAAGAGCGGTTGCTGAAGATTTTACTGCAAGAACAGTAAATCCGACAGCTTTAAATTTAAGCGTGGGACACAATGTTCCTGCGGGCATTATTTCTTATACCTATGAATATAACGATAGGCCAACAACATGTATTGCTGGGGCTTTATGGGAGAGTTTTACTATTACAGACCACGGACAATTAGACCAATTTGCAAGTCTATTTGTGCTTGGGCGTGCTGCTGGTCCTGTTTTGCAGGACTTATCTACTAAAACAGCGTTTGTTAGAGAACTACATATAGAGGCAATAGTAGATTTACCAACAGGTTGCCCAGATACAGCTGCTAATGTTGTTACTTATATTAATCAAAATCCGATTACTGAGGTAGATGTTATTGTAGACGCAATAGAAGATAATTTAGAAACCTCGTATAATCAGGTCTTTAGGTCTGTTAATACGGCCTCTTGGAGTCCTCAAGAAGGAAGATTTAGTAGAGATGCCCAATGGACATGCTCAAATTGCCCAGGCTAAGTATATAATAGAAATAGGATAAGGAATAAAAATGTCTAATAATTGTTCTCCAGCTAATATTTTTGGACCGTTTGAACATACGCTCTTTATGGGACTGAGCGTTATGGGATTTACTGCATCTGTAGGATGGAACGAACAGGTTTCTGAATTGACTATTACTTTAGTGAGAGATACTTGTGCGGGAAGTAAATTTTATTATGACGAATCATTAAATAGAATATCTACAACCGAAATAGACCCAGGACTTCGTAATTGTAATGTTGGTAGTCCGTGTTATTTTAGGGCGGGAAATTTTGAGTGGACCGGACTTCTTCAATCCTATCAAGAAATAAATAGCGAACAGGGTGTTACATATTCTGTTAAGTTGGTTGGTCCTAATCAAATTTTAGAGGGTTGTCAATTAATTGTTGGGGATTATGCGGGTTCTGTTTATGACGAATATAATCTTTTTAGCGTGATGGGTTATCTGGAAACCTTCGGGGGGGTATGTCCTGAGACGGTCATTAATGGTGCGACTTTTGGAAGTCCAGCGGGAGGCTTTGGTGGTAGTCAAACTAATGAATTCGGAATGCCTGTTAATCGAATTGCGTTAGGAACTTCTCTGTTAACTAGTAGTATTCCTTTCGTGGCAAATAAATTTTCTCCTTATGGGCGAATAATCTTTAAGGGGGCAAACCCTTCTACACATAGTTATGGTAATATAGAGGCCGATTTTTTTGACCCGCGTATTACTATTAATTTTGCTAATCATGATGGTTACTTATCGGAATATTATTTAGACTTGAGTGAGTTACCAACCGTTCCGGATTATTATAGATTCTCTGCTACTAATATTTCTATTATGGATTTTATTAGTACGGTTTGTAGTGATGCTGGGTCAGATTTTTATTTGGAACTTATACCCGTAAAATTTGGCGGTTCTGTTGTTAAGTTTATAAAGCTTAGAACCGTAAGTAGAGCTGCTCAACCTTTGTTAGGTCAAATCTCTTCTTTTATTGGTAATTCCGTAGGAACTGAAAATACTTCGGTTGGCGTTGAATTAAGAAATGAGAACACTGCTAGCTTTCTTATTGGGGGAAATAAACAAACCTTATTTCAAATAGACCAAGATGAGGGTGGAGAAGGGTTAGAGGATGATATAATAGCCCCATTCTTCGGTGTTACACAAGATAATTCTGTTGTACCAGCATTAAAGGACGATGATGGAAGTATTAAAATAAATGTTAATATTGAGGCATTAAATCAAACCTTACATACTCCGTTAGCGGCGTTATCGGTACACTTAACTGAGAATGAGATGAGATGCGCTTTGGCTGGACCGGACGATTGGTTAAGTTATGCGGTTGGAATAGGGACCCATTTAGGAGCTTTACTTCCAATCAAAGGAGTGTGGGACCCACGACATTTTATCAATGTTTTTAATAATTTAGCTGCAGGAAAGCTACTACCACACGACGTTCCTGGCCTGATTGATGCAGACAGAAAGAAAGAAGACTTGATAGCAAAAGATATTGACGCTATTTTTAATTTCGTTTTAGGATTTGCTAGAGATTATTATGGTAAGAAATATACGGTTAGACTGCCGTATTCGTGCGTTAGTATTGACCAGGAAACCGGTAAACCTATTATGACCGATTTACCATCTGAGGGGGGATGGACAGAAATTTCTACAATTTTAGAGTTGCCGCATCCTAGTGCTTTAACAGACTTATTTTCTTTAGAAGATGGTAGGGTGGCTCCTATCTTTAAATTTGATACCGCCGAAAGATTCGACGTTTCTAATTTAGACGTTCATGATTGGGGTATTATCAACAACAAGTTATATGTAAAGGCTACAATAGACCCAGAGCTATACTGGTTGAATGGTACTACTTTTGTGGGTCCTCGTGTAGTAATGACTTTACCACAAGCTGTTGGGATAAGACCAGAGGACGCAGACATAAAGAAAGTAGGCGCGGGTCTGGATTTAATGTTAAAGAAGTTGGCAAATATTGGTGGTGATGCCGTCAGAGATAAGTTAGAAGCTATTGGAAAGAAAGTGGGTAATCAGGAGCTTAATATGGGCGCTGAATATAAAGCTGCCGTACCCGATTCTGCTGCCGTTCCTCTTAGAAGTACAATTTCTACTTATGGTCCTTGGTATATATCTGGACCCCCAGGACAAACTAGAATAGAAAAAAATGATTCATTAGTTCCTTGGGAATACGGGTCTACTACTACAATGAATACTGCGGCTTCTGCTATTGTGGCAGCCGACATTACCTATCAACAGGTAGGAGAAATGGGTTCGGTTACAGTTCCTGGTTATCCAACTATACCTCTAGGGGCGGAATTGGGGGCTATTGATGGTGGATTTTTTGGTGGCGGAATCCATTTGATTGAAACCAGAGATATTACAACTAATGATTTTAGCGAGGAAGGTAACGATATTGTTTATGGTTCTGTTGGATTTGGTGGTTGGACAGGATTATACGGACCTAATGTTACAGGAGTTAGCGTAAGTATAGGTTCTGATGGGGCTAAAACCACATATCAAATGAGAACTTTTACTCCTAAAGTGGGTAAATTCGCGAGACAGAACGCTGAACGAATTAAAAAAATCGGACGATTAAATTATAATCAACAAAGGCGATTTCGTGGAGCTTTATTAAAACAATTAAAAGGGGGATTTGCTCAGGCAAGATTAGCTGCCGCAGATGTTCGCGGAGCAGCTATGAAAAATCCTGCTGCTATGGAGAGACATTCTCCTGGAGAAATTTTAGTTGGACAACAGGCGGAATGGACAGGAACCAATAGAAGACAAAATGTAACCTTATCTAATTTCTTAGAGTTGCCTGCAGAGTTTGGCGATGATTATCGTTATAAGGCCATGATGAGCTTAGATGGTCTAGTTACTCCTGTTTCTATGGATGGTGATGGTAATCTTCCTCCTTATTGTGTTCCTGTAGGAAGTCAATGTATTCCTCATCAAAGCGTTCAACCCTCTGCCCCTGTTGACCAATGGGTTCCAGCAACCATAGCTCAACCATATCTTAACCCCTTAACTAATCCAGCAGGGTTTTCTCGCTCTACGGCTAATGGAACTCATATTGGACATGATGTTGAGGTTTTAGCTAGAGGAACCTCTCCTCCTCCGTCGAGTATGGTGATTCCAATAGACCAATATGGGGGAAATGACGGATATGCTAATGATTATAGATTCGTAGCAATGAAGGGCCCCATTATGCTACAAGCTTGGGGTTACGATTTAGAAGGGAAGCCTGTTCCTAACTTTGCAGATACAGAAGTAGCAACTAGCGGAGGAGTATTTGCTACAACTAGTTTATGGGATACTTTTTTCCCTGATTGGCTCACTAAACGTCATACGTGGCCTGTAGCTCCGATAGATTTAAGATTGGACCGCACAAGAGGGGTTTGGACAATTCCTCAACCTTTTAGGTTTCAACATGCAACTTTAACCTCTTGTTTAACCTCATTAGGTACTGCTACCGCAGTTATTAATGCTGGGCCTACTATTTACGGGAGTTCTGGAACAGCTATTCCTCCTGGCTCTCAAACTATTACCATTACAGATAGAAATGGAATTTGTTTGCCCAACGGAACAATGGTTACCGTTTATTATGATACCTATGATTGTGAATACCATTTACTTGATTGGCCAATGACCGTACAAGAAAGTGGAAATTGCCCTCCTAATGATAATGGCGTCGGAGCAGTTTTGTGCTTGTCTAGATTGGTTTTGGGTAGTGGTATTATCGGACAAAATCTTGGATGTGGAACCATAGCTATACATAGCGATTTAAGAGTTGATGGTCAGGACCACGTATCATGTATTGATTTTGATGTTGACAATTTTACAACAACTAAAAACGGGTGTTGTAGAGATATTAAACTAAAAGAACAGGGAGACCCAGCAACAATTGAGTATGTTTGTAATGTAGAATGTACTGGAGGAACTTTAACGGTATATACAGCAACTCTAACCATTAATGAATATGGCATTGTTACCGCATCAGGAGCTTGTCAATAATGAGTTATACTATAGAAAATTGTGATGTTTGCTGTAGTGGAGATAATTGTCCAGATACTTGTGAAACAGGATATTTATGCATTCTTAGTAATTGTAGCGGTTGGCACGAATCGGAAATTATACTGCCTCCTACTACTCCTAATTTAATTTGGAGTAATGATAGTATAAACGGAGTACCCTATATCATAGAATGTGATGGGCTTTTGTATAATGGTTATTTTACGGTTGTTAAAGATACTACTCAAGAATGCGCCTTTTATGTAAATTTGAAAATTGAGGATGAACTTGGACAGTGCAATTTTGGTCCAGTATATTTTACTAACGAGCAATTATCTCCTCAACCATTAAAATTAACCGCAACATTTCCTATAGACCCTGTGTCGCCCAGTGGAAGTTATGGAGCAGGATGTAATTGTATTTCCAATCTAGGGTGTTCATTAGACCTAACATTCATGTGCGATTATTGTCATGACGATGTTTTTTCTACTGGTTGCTGCACCGGAGAAAATGTGTGTTCAGTTTTGCTTTTATCTGTCGTTAGTCCAGAATGTCCAGGAATGGATTTTGAAATAGAAGTTAGCGGTGGATTTTCTGACCCTGAAAACGGACATTGGAAAACCATAGAGGCAACAGATTATTGTATTCCTGCGGCAGTATGTTCTGGTATTAATAGAACTTCAGATTTTTTTGATTGTCCAGACGGTACTATAGCTGGAAATTTTAATGTTTATTGTACTCCTACTGGACATTATATGAGTTTTCAGTATAATTTTGCTATGGAGAATGATGAAGTACTAGATTTTTGTACATTAATTAGTTACAATGTAGAATTAGAAAAAATTTCATGCAACCAATTTTTATTGCAGGGTAATGCTCTTATGACAGATACGGCACCACCATGCGAATGTTATAATTCGTGTCCTGTTATTATTACTATTACTGAGGGTAGTGGTTGTAGATAAGGAATATTAAAATGAATTGCGAATGTGAGTTAGCCGGTTTTTGCTCAAGACATATAGGAACTTCCGCAGAGTATAAAGGAAAGGCTTTGTATGCCAAATGTCAGGACCAAGACCAATCATATAAACAAATGTGGGATAATCGAGCAGATATTGCTCATGCGAAATATTTACAGAAACCAATGTCAGATTTTGAATTATTTAAATATAATAACACGTATATTAAATATCATAAAAATATAGACGTTCATAATTTATTTTATGGCCAAACCTCCCATTATAATCCATCAATTATTAGATTCCAGAAAAAAACTATAATGGCCTGGAGAAGTAATCAACACCAATCTAAATTAAAGATTGCTAGTTTAAATAATAATTGGAAAGCCGAATTTGTTAAAGAACTAAAAATAGATAAGATTTCTGTTGAAGACCCTAAATTATTTATTTTTCAAAAAGAATTATATATATCATATCATGTATTAGACGAATATGGATTTAATCAACATTATGGAAAATTAAATGAAAATTTAGATATTGTAGAGGAATATCAAATTCAATATGCAGAAGGAGGTATATATACTAAGAATTGGGCGTTTTTTCAACATAAGGATGAATTATTTGCCCTAGTTAGTGTGCGGCCCCATGTAGTACTAAAAATTAGGGACGGAATCGTGGAATCTACTATAGAGTTTCCTAACGATTTATGCGGCGATAATCTTATGTGTGGGGCTCCACCTGTTTTGTACGAAAATGATTATTATGTTTTTTATAACAAACGAGAAAATAATAAGTCAGTTATAGGGGTTTATACTTTTGATGATTCGTTTAAGCCTAAAGAATATATTGATGCTGCGATTTTAGAAGATAAACTGCAAGTAGTAGGGAAAAACACCTATGATTCTTTGTTTTGTTCTGGGGCTTTTCATAAAAGAGACCAATGGTTTATTTCGTATGGATATAACTCTAATTGGTGTAATTTAATTGTTTTGGGTAGTCAAAATATTCGGTCTAATTTAATTAATGTCATAGACTGTGGAACCCCTGTTGGATTACCTCCTACAAATAAGAAAAGTAGGGGGTTCGGAGATACTTTAGCTAAAGGTCTAGAGGCAGTAGGTATTACTAAAGAAAGATATTCTAAAACCAAACAGATGATTACCGGAAAGAAGAGTAAAGCAGGTTGCACTCCATGCTCTAAAAGACAAGAGCTGTTAAATAAATTGTTTCCCTACAAACAAGAAGAATCAGAAAAGGACCGCCAAGAACGCAGAAGACTTAAAAGAGAAAAGGCTAATAAACAAAGAAAGGGCGAACAGGAAAGCCCCGAATCGCCCTTATTATAATTTCTTCCTGCTTATGTAACGTTAGTCTTTCTTCACATATTTGTACCAACCGTTATACGGTAAGTATCCAAAGTGCTTAGTAGAGTAGTCTTCTTGTTCGCCTCTACTAACCTTTTCGCTTGGAGATAATGAGTCCCACTTACGTTTTGGATATAGGGCCCCTTTTGGTTTCTTCATACAGCCAAACGCTAATTTAGCTCTACATTTAACGTCTAAGCATAACATCTCATAAAACTTATCTTCGTCGTCGTTAGAACGAACTATGAATCTAAGACTTTCTCCGTTACAAACCCCGCACTTATCATGCCCAAAAACCTCTTGACCTCCAGCCAAACCCTCAAATACATCCGTATGATTATCGCCCTCTACTTCGATAGATGCTCGTGGACTGACTTGTAATAGAACTTTCATTTTTAAAACCTTTATGATAGAGAAATAACTTTAGACAGCTTGATACGTTTATTTATGTATTTAGCATAATGGTTATTATCTAATTTAATACACTCCATATTTATTAATATTTGGTCAAACTTATCCTTTTTTCTTATTAGATATGGAATATTTTCAGAATAATATAAATTATGATATAAATTATAAATATCTTCTTTTTTACAAACCATCCAAACGTGTGATTGCCTACGAGGCTGTTTACACGGATAAACATTACCCATGTTATATATTTTTTTTAATTCATTTAAAAATTCTATGGAAGAACAGGTAACCGAAACATATCTTTTCGATTTTCTTTTTAGAGATGCGAAAACGCAACCGTCTCCATCAATTAACCCTCTTAAGAAGTCCCATTTATAATAAAAGCACTAGTTAGGAAATTTTTCTTGACCTGTTTTTCTATGGATAATATTTAGTTGTTTTAATTTGTTTGTTAAATATGTGTTAGTTATTTTCAATAATGCATAATTATAATCTTTATATTTTGTGTTACTATTACCCGGCCCTATTCTTATTTTATATTCTGATACTAATTCTTTATTAAAATTTTCTATAATATATGCGTCTTGGACCTGTAGATTGAAAGAGAGAGTATTATTTCTTACGCATCCATCGGCCATTAAAAATCCTAAATAGTAAGACTGATTTGGGCCAACTATATCAAAATATTTTTCGTTGATTTTATGTAGAGTTCTAGTTATAGAATGGTCCTTTTTTAGGCCCGCTAATTCTCTTCCATAACGTTCTATTGTTCTGACGGAACAACCTAATTTTTCTGCTAAAATCTTAGTTTGAACATTAACAAAATTATCTACGATATATTTTATTTCATCTGGTGATAAAAATTTTTTCTTTTTTTGAATCATTGTTTAATTGAAAAGGTTTGTTTCCACAGATTATCATATCCTATTAGATTTTCAGGAATTTTAGTTTTATCTTGTTGATATTCTGATAGTGTTTGATTAAGTTTTTGGGCTTCTGATTGAGAAAGTTCATTAATTGTTTTTAATGGACGTTCTATTAGAAATTTAGCTACTTTTTCAACATTTACGTTTACTCTTTCAGCTAGAATATTTACAAAGTTGATTTGTTGTGGGTTTATTTTTTCTTCTCCGCTACTATCTTCTGGTGTAACCAATTGTGACACTTCCTCGGCGGCAATAGCGCGTAATCTTAATAAACGTCGAAGAGCGCGAGCTTCTGCTCTAGTATCTGCGGTTCCTACCGGATAAGAATTATAAGGAAACTCTGTGTTATTTAAATAAACGTCTGCCGACCCCGAAAATACTAATCTAACCGTCTCTCCATTAGCGTCTAATACGCTTGCTGTATGAGGAATTATTTCAACAGTATGGGTAACTGTTGCTCTATGCTGATTTTCTGGACAGGGCACCTGGTCCACCACTGATGTAGACCTAACAATAATTCCAATAAATTCTTCGGTAATTCTTCTTAGTCCGTCTACGGTTGGAGAACCATTAAATATTTCGTCGGACCTCAATTGAGATAGAACCCAATTAGTCCAATTTGGAGAATATAAACCAATGGTTTCTTCGGGGGTAGATTCTACATTATCTTGCACTTCCTCAACCGCGTCAAAATTCAAATCATATTCGACTAATTTGTCTGATGTTAATGGAGATGGCGTCATTATTTATCCTTTAAAATATGGTGATTATTATCCTAGTTAGAATCTTCCTCTTTCAATTCAATTTCGATTAGGCGGTCGTCACGTTCCGGATATTTAACTTTAATTTGGTCTAATTTTTCCTTAATAACAGCGTATAAATCTCTACAATATTTATCGGATACTCGTGGTTTAGCTCTGACGCGAATCATAACTAAGCCCGAATTAAGAATGAGTCCAGATTTTTCTCTGTCGGCCCTTTGTGTTCTAGTAAGTGACTTTTGTCCCCATACAGCCTCTCTGTGTGAAATTCCGTCAATTTCGACACAAGTTTTAAGTTGGGGTAAAAACAAATCTATTTGCAATCTTCCATTTAATAAAAATTGTTCCTTATGAAGCTGCACAGCAAAACCATCTTCAATTAATCTTTGTTGTAGATATAATTCCAACTTAGTTCCGTGCCGTGCTGCAGTACGACAGGCTTTTGTGCCGGCAGCGTTGAACTCCTTTCTCTCCTGATATGTCTTTTTATTCCAATTTTCTTTTCCCTTATTTTTTCTTTCTTCTAATTCCTCTGGCGAAAGATTTTTCCAAACTTCGCTTATACCTTCGCTTATTTTAATTTTAGATTCCTCAGACATAGTGGTACCTTCTGTTGGATGAGTTGCCCTTCCAGTAGAAAGAGCATTCTTCTGAGATTCGCTTCTTTCTCTTCTTTCAATTCCCCACTTTTTCATCTTTCTTAAAATACTATTTGGGTAGGTTTGAAATTCTTCGGCAATTGAAGGTATAGATTTTTTATTTTCTATATATTCTTTTTCTAAATATTCTTTTGTCAGACCGTTTAAGTTTTTAGTGCTCATTATTATATTTCCTATTTAATATTTATTAGAACCTTGTAGTGCTCTATTTCTTTTTCTACTAGCCTGTCTTTTGTCTATCATCTCTTGCGGAATTTTCTTGCCTTTCCAAGGGCCTGGTTTGCCAATATTAATTTCTGATAATTTTTATTTAGTTTCTATTGAATGATGTTTACCGTAGAAAGAATTTTTATGCCCTATTTTGACATCACTAAAAACTTTGAGTTGTTGTTCTGTCCATTGCCGACCAGTATTAGCTTTACTTATTTTTTGTTTCTTTTCCTCAGAACATTTGACGCCTAATGTGCTGTCTGCTTTATAACAAATATTATATCCTCTATCTGACCGGTATGTTTGTAACTTGTCTAACCAAAATTGTTCTCTTTCGATTAATTTTTCTTTAGAGCATTCTTCAATTTTTGAAAATTTAAAATTAGATTCTCCATATTTATTCCAGGCTTTTTGTAAGTACGCGTTATAGTGTTTATTATCTTTTAATGAGTTATAATGGTCTCTTATTCTTTTACGAATGTCTATAGAAGAACCAACATACTTCTTTTTATTCACCCTGTTAAATATCAAATAAATCCCGCTAACTTTCACTTACATTTCTCCTAATTGTGTTAGTTGTTTTAAGTTATATTTTTCCATAACTAAGATGGGTTTTTTCCAATTATTTTCAAGTATTTTTGCTTGCTTATCTGAACTAGCTATTAAATGTATTTGGGGATGATTATAAAGTCTCTCTATATCTTGAAATCTAAATAATTTATTTTCCCATTCATTATTAGTAATGTATAAAAACTTATTTTTAGCTAAAGGAAGCCCTATAACCTTTTGAATATGGGTGAGGTTCTCTGTTAAAATATTCCCTCTATGCCCGAAACATTCCATCATTTGAAGAATGGCAAAATTATTTTTAACTGGCGGTGAAATCCACCCCGTATTGAATACTACTGGTACAATATCCGCGCCTGAACTTAATTCGTTTAAAGACGTAATCAATTCAGTATTATCTAATTTATCTAAGCAGATTCCTAATTTTTTCATGAAAGTAAATTTCTAATCTTTTCGTCAAATATATTCAATACCAGTTCTTTTTCGTTAGTTAGTCCTAATCCTTCAAAAATTTGTCCTATACTTTGAAAATACGTATTAGACGCTACTCTTTCCCTGTTTTGTTTAACTAGACTGGTATATTTTTTAGGGTTCTGCAGTAAAAATTGACAGATGTGTACAACGTCCTCTACTGTATTATACACCGTCCCGTCCAAACTGTCAAGGTGATTTTTGACCTCATGTAGACATATTTTTCCATTCATCCAACCGTCTAATTGCCATCTTTTAGTAATATCTAGCACGAATTTACAAGAAGCTAGAGCGTTTCCATATTCTTTATACGATGTTAAGGCCCCCAATTGTAAGGGCGTTCTTAGCAGATTTTGAGCAAACATTTTTACTCTAAACCCCTCTTCAAATAATTTCTCGGCAAACTCCTTGGCTTGAGGAGGTAGACTATGGTCTAGTATCACAACATCACATGCATACTTTTCCTCTGCTAATCCCAGTAATTGAACCGGATTGGCAGGAGGAATATAATGTATGGGGGTTTCATGGGTTAGGCATCTAACTATTTTAAGATTGATTAATTCATCTATAAGAGGTTTACTTTGTGGTTCATATAATATGATATCTGGCGATATTTCGTCGTATAGGTCAATTAGGGATTTTGCGGGTTGCCATAAAACTACATTATGACCACAATATTGTAGGGTAGCAGCGTAAGGGTGACCTAATTCGCCATGTTCACAGATAATTTTCATATAATATTCTTAGCTAATTCTATATCTTTAGGATTGTCTACATCAACAATTTTTAAACCTTTAGGCTTATAGCTAATAAAACTTCCGTTTTTATCTATAATTTCATTAAGGGTCTCGAATCCGTAAAAGTTATATTTATCAGGATTCCAACATATAGATTTTAATAGTTTGAGTTCTTTTCCTTTAAAGAAGGTTATTTGAGCCCATTTATTAGGAAGACCATAAAAGATATTTTCGAGTTTATTATCTATAATATTACAACCTACCTCGCTATCTTTCATTGTGCTTTCATCAATCAGAACCATAGACCTATCCATAGGTAGTTGTTCTAGCGCTATGTCATTAAAGACTAAATCTCCATAAATTACAATAATATTTTCTGTGGTTGCTGCCCTAAGCCCTATGCCTAAAGACCTCGTTATATTTGTGGTGTCGAATTTTTCGTTTTCAATATTAATAATCCACTGAGGAGTATTATCCATAATTTTTCTAGCCTCATATCCTGAGACTAAAATAATTTCTTTAGGGTGTAACATTCGCCCTATAATATCTAACTGTCTAGATAAGATAGTTTGTGCGGGCGTCAATCTTATTAAAGGTCTCGGTCCATAAGATTTCATCCTATCTCCAGGGCCTGCCCCTAAGATAATGACCGATAATTCTCTCTTAGGAGGAGCATGAATATATGTTACATTACGCATGGTACAATGTCTGAGATTATTAAGTCTCCGAAGCCTTCCTCTTGTAGTTTATCTTCTAGGGGTTTTTCAAAATTACCCCCAAAATATTGGTGACAGGAAGTATTATATAAATCGTAGTTTTTACCTTTAATAACGGCTCCTCTAATAGAATGCTCTATGATAGTATCTTGCCACGTTAATGCAGCCCCTTTGATTAGTTCGTTATTACACTCTACTACTACATACCAAGGACGTTTTGTGCTATCAATAGCCAAATCTATGACAAATCCCCTCGCATAATCCTCTGTCATGAACTGAACTTTCCACTCAACCCCCCTATTTTTTAGCAATTTAGACGAGTTAAACTGATTAAGGATTCCGCCCGTATAAACACATACAGTAATATGACTAGGCTTTATATCTTGACCTAATAGGGAATCTAGAGTTTTGCCTAATTCCTCTCTAGTTGTAGTTTTATTTGTTAAGATGACCCCCATATAATTTAATGTGGTTTCGCTCTTAACTCGCCCATATATATTTTCTCCTGCTAATTTTACTTTATCCCTCCATTCGGAATTTCGTAAGAAGGGGCAATATCTTCCCTCTATTATAAAAAACTTCTTACCTGTTTCATCATAGGCTCCTTTAAGAAATTTTTCATATTTTTGAAGTCTATTAAAATGGCAGCCGACTTGTGTATTGTCTTCATAAGTGGCAAATACGCAACGTCCACAAGACGTGATGATTGGGGGTAATTTATCCATTTGCGGGAATAGCCCTTATTGGTCGTGTTGCTTTTATATAGTATTTCATGTCATGGTATTTAATTTCAAGAACTGTAAGTCCTACATTTTTTAGTTTTTCTAGAACTTGCGTAAGGGGTTGTATGCCCATTCGTCCTCCGGCCACCAACATATTAAATTCATCAATAGATAGATTGCCGACTTCATAAGCTTTAATCGCAGAATTAAGGTCGGTTCCTACTAAAGTTAGATTACCGCCATATCTTAGCTTTTTGACAAGTAAAGGAAAATAGTCATTATTTACATATTCAAGGGTCGAATCTACCAGAATTTCATCACAAATAGAATCTATAATTTTGGGTAGTTCTTTTGTAGAAACGTTTTGATAGTCTAATACTGTGGGGCCGGACTGTAGAACCAGATTAATTTTCACTTAATTTCTCCTTAATTTTTTGTAAAACATGTGGACCTACTGCATCCCAATTTACGTATGGTCTGCCCTCTAAATTATTCCAATCCCACGCTAATGGGCATCCAGTAGCGTTATCATCTATATATTGTTGAGCATATACTTTAGGCGAAGTAGTCCATTCTTTTTGGTCAGGATTTTCGTTAACCCCATAAAATTCTATGCCATGCTTTTTACAGAATTCTACTGCTTCTGTTAGTACGTCTCTTGGCTTTCCTAACTTTTGTCCCTTATTTCCTAAAACCTGCCCATCACATCTCATAGTCCAAAGAATTAGGTCTGCACCAGCTTCTTGAAATTTCTTCATCCATTCAAAAGCTCCAGGAACAGGGTCGCCTATTTCTGGGAACTCGTGTTTAGCAATAGTACCATCGAAATCTATACAAATCTTCATTATGTGTATTTCCTTCTTCCAAATTCGTTATCTTCACATTTCCATGAGTCTGCCCAATATGGTTTGTAGACATCAGGCATAACTTTTAGTAAAATGGGTTGTGGACCTAAAGATGAATCCCACTGTAAATAACCGTCAAAATCATCAATAAAAATATCTAGACCAAGCTCTTTAATTAGGACGGCTTTTGCCATATTACCATATTTTTCATAGTCGGCACAATAAATATCGTCGTGAAATATAAATTCAAAACCATTATCGGCCAGCGTTTTAATTACTTGTTCTTTTGGGTGTTGGTCTGTAATAATATATACTCTATCTGGATAGTCTTTATTGATAAAATAGTCCCAAAAAAATCTTTTAAATTGTTCTGGATATTTACTTATTACTCCACCGATATCAAATCCTATTTTCACATCAAAATCCTTATGGAAAGTACCAAATATAGTGTTTTTCTTCTGATGAGTCGTCTACATAAATATCTACATAAAAGTTTGTATCTCCCCTTGATATAGGACCACACGAATAATAGTTTGGGTCTGGTTGATATTTTTCATATTCCGGTTTTTCTACGAATTCTTCTCTAAGAAAATATTTAATATATCTTTTATTCTTAGGAATAATATCTACAAAAAGATTAAATAGGTCTTGCTCGGTTACTGGATAATGTCCTGGCATCCATGAGTATCCTTTGATATCTTTAGTTGTAGTCTTTACTAATTTAGTTATCTTTTCCATGTTTTATTCTCCGCAATCGCAGTCTCCGGTTCCCATATTAAATCCATAAGCTATTCCGCAGTGGGGACATTTTGGTGTTCTTTTTTCTTTTTCTATTGCATATTCTTGAGGGGATTTAAATCCATAAAGTCTAGCTTCTTCATCATAAAATTCTTTAGAACCTTGACCAAATCTATTCTTTGGGTGTCTATGACCACCTATATATCGTAAATCTTTCATTTTTATCTTTCGTACATTATTTTTGAGCTATTTTCAATTATATTTTTCCAACCATCCTGAAACGCTTTATAATCTCCTATTTCCTGTCTAGCCTTCTTACTTACATCGTAGAATTTATCTGTCATCATGGGGTCAATTATCTGTTTGATTTCACCAAATGTTTGACATAGAAAGCCGTTTTCCCCATGCTTTATATGAGCAGTAATCTCATCGCTTTTAGCCGAAATAGTAGCACAACCACACGCCATAGCTTGGAGTGTACTAAAATGTACGTGGGGACCATTCAAATTAATAAAGACTCTTCCATTGTTAAACTGTTCGCAAAGTTCTTGTTCCGTTTTACCATTTAGCATGACATATTCATATTCTTTTATTAATTCTTTAAAGAGCATTTCTTGCTGAGGATTTTCTGGCTCTAGAAGGATTATTCTTTGCGGTCTATTTTCGCTAGACGTAAATACTTCTTTATCTACGCAATTCTGGCTTATATATCCTACGCCCCCCCACTTTTCTCTAACTATACTAGATGTGTATACTGAGGCGAATCCTGAACGTTTTTGTAATGATGGAAAGTTAGGGTGTTGTACTAAGCTATGTGGACCAGAGTGATTTACTATAATAAAGGGACAATGGCTTGCATCCGAAATTCCCTTAATTAAACCATATTGATTAGTGCGGTCATTAGATATACACACATCAGGATAAAACAGAGGAGATATACCTTTTAATATTTGTATATTATCTGGTTTTGGGATTGTTAAATTCCAAGCAACCCCCCCAAAGATATATTGCCATGTATCTAATTTACTTAGTTCATAATTAAACCATTGGTCTTCTGCAAAACAAGTAAAAATATTAATAGGGCTATTATCTTTTTTTATTATTTTATTTATAATTGTATTAATTGGGTTCATGAGAATTTTTAAGAAGTTGTTGTTGTCTTTTTTGTCCCTCTGACATTTTTTGTCGAGTTTCTACAGAAAGCTTTTTACCAAAATTTGGATTTCCAGCAATTTTCGTTCTCATAGTAACTTTTCTAGTCTCTTAGCCATATTTTCATAGCTAAACTGTTCAACTAATTGAGAGTTATCCGTCATAGTTTTATCTTGAAAAGACTTAAAAACCAGTCTCATTAAATGTTGTAAATGTTCTTGAGATGGCTCCCACCATTTTTCTCTGCCTGAATAAATTTCGGGCAAAGGGGTGTCGTCAGTAAAAACCTGTTGTTGACTGCTTTGTATTTTGTAGTGTTTAACATAAGAAGCAGGGCCAGTGCGGTCCGTAACTATAACCTCTTTACCAAAACCAACCGCGTCTGCCGTGGGACGCGACCAACTCTCACCCCTAGACGGCATGACTAAACAATGCCCCGTACTATGAAGTCTACATATATCGTTTTCGCTAATTTTTTCTGTAATTACCTGTATATCCTTATATTGTTTAAAGTCCTTATACAGACGTAATTTTCCTTTTATTTGTGCTATTAACTCATTACATTTATCTGCACACTCTTTACTTGTTAGTCCCCCTTTAGAAGTTTTTACTACTAAAGTTACCGGTTCGTCCTTCTTAAATTCCGTTAAGAATGCCCTAAATAGAACGTCTAAACCCTTCCTATGAATCATCTCTCCAATAAAGTAAAATACGCATTTATTGGTTTTAAATAGTGGCTCATAACTTTGAGTAAATTTTTCAATATTGATGGGCATTCCTATAACTTTGATAGGAGTTTTTAGACCAGATTCTTTAAGATTATTTTCATCTGCCAAAGAGGGTACCCAAACTTCATCCATTAGCGAGAGCTTTTCAATCCAACCACTATAATTTAGTCCGCCAGTCTCAGTATATATCAAAGCTACATTTTTACCAACATTCCTATTATATATTAGGAGGTCTGGCAATACATTAAATATGGTAACGTCAAATTTTTTACATTTGTTATATTCCCATTCATAAAAATCATCGGGCGGAAGTGAAGAACTTCCATTCATATAGATTGGTCTTATAGTTAGATTATTATTTGTTTTGTCTAATGCTCTAATATAATCATGCGAGGAATCGCCCCAGCCATCGCCTAATTGATGTCGATATGGCCCCAGAAAAAGAATATTAGGTTTACCCATTATATATTTTCCTTCTGCCTATTAGCATATTGAATATAATCGCATGGTTGTAAAGCGGCCCTATTTAATCTTCCGTGTTCTATCTGATTAATATTGTTTCGCATTCTAATCAGAGTATTCACAAACATCTCCCTATTAAAAGGTTTCATGCCCGTTTTACTTTCTATAGAGCCAAAATTTATGTTTCTTAACATTACAGCCCCAAAGAACGTATGTAATTCTTCTGGTTTTCCTAAAATATTAACTATACACCATTCTACAAATTCTTTATTTGGTAGGTGTTCGGGGATGTTGTCTGTTTTAGACTGAAATTGTTGTGCTGGGCTATCCCATTTTCCTTGACGGCCTGTTAATTGTATTTGGTCAAAATGGTCTTCCCATATCTTAGCTATTCTATCCCAATTATACCACTTAACAGCCCCCTGTCTAGCCTGAAAACCTTTATTTGCTCGAACTTGTGCTGGTTGCTGAACAAATTTTAGGAATTTTTGTACAAAGTCCGAATTGTTTGGAATTGCTCTATATTGCGTATTTTTTACATCTCTAAAAAACCCCTGAACATTTACCGGTGTAGCATTTAGCGTTTCTGTAAAATCTTCTAACGACGAATAGTTTACAACAAAACAATGAACACCTGCTGCTGATGCTTCTGGTACTGTTAATCCAAATCCTTCTGCGCTCACGCATTGATAATATGCGTCCATCAAATTATACACATCGTTTAGTTGTTGTTGAGTATGTCCTAAAGACACATTAGGCATTACAGCAGAAACGGAACCACACCGCTTACAAACAGCTCTAGCGTCTTCAAAGAAAGAAACAGAATGATGTTTACAGTTTTTACAAATATAAGACGCTAATATTTTGCCAGATAGGCCATGCTCCATTATTAGGTCGGGTAGATTCCACCCCGTATTGTCTGGCCAAGAAGTATGAATTAAGCAGTAACTTCTTTTAGCTAAATCTTGTAACCCTTTATTGTTACATTCATCTAAATATAGTCTGAATGAAGCAAAAAAATCTGGAAATAGTTTTCGAGGCTGATTACGAGAAACGAAACCTACTATTATAGCGTTTTCATCCACCCCCATTCTTTGACGATGAGCGGACTTATTAAGAATAGGTTTAAAAATTTCGGGGTCTATTCCTCCACCGGCAACAGGACCTATATTGACATTGTGATTAGTTGAGCTTTCTAGGACTTTACGACCATATTTTGAATAAGTAAGAACATCATCTACTTGAGTATAGTTATTTAAGAATTCAGTTCTAACTGGGGCTGAGTCAATAGTGACCATATGTACGAGTCGATAGAATGGTCTTAAAGGAGATGAGATTTGGTAACTCGACATATAATCGTCCCCTGGACAAATCACGATATCAGGTTGACAATCTAATAAAACTCTATCAAGACGCCACATACCGAATTCGTGTTGCTTATTTGATAAATATTTTTCTTCTTGTGGGTCTCCCTTTTCGGGGGCATTAGCATACCATTTCCACGGAATAGAACGATTTCGTGGGTCAGAAATTTTTCCATAGTTGGCAAATTCGTTTATTTCATATTTTTTTGTATTATATAATCTAGACAGTACGTTTTTTGTATAATTAGCGTAACCGGTGTTTAATTCAGAAAAATCAGAATTCCAAAGGATTTTTAATTTTTTATTATTCATTATTTTTTTCTTTATGATATTTATCCCATCTTTTTCTGCTTGATTCTCTCATTTTTTGTCTAGTTTCTTCTGAATGTTTTCGTCCTAAATTTCTTTTATGCCCTTTAAAAGCTATAGATAATTTTGCTTTTGTTGCTTCAGAAGTTTTATATCCTACTCTTCTTTTATGTCCTTTTGAGGCTTTAGACATTTTTTGTCTTGTTTCTTGAGAAGGAAAGCGGCCTTTGTTATATTGGTTACCCTTTGAGGCTGCCCCTATTTTTCTTTTTGTTTCTTCGGACATTGGGGCACGTCTTTTTCCTGCTTCGCTCATTCTTTTTCTTGCCTCATCTGAACGCTTAAGTCCTAATGGTGAGTTAGCAGATTTATGAATATTAAAACCTTTAGTTTCGTCATATGTTTTTAATATGTCTAACCAGAATTGCTCTCGTTCTAGCAGCTTATCGGGACAACAATATTCAATAATAGAAAATTTAAAATTATTTTGTTGATATTTGTTCCAAGCTCTTTGTAAATATGGATTGTGATGTTTATTTGTTATTAAATCATATGTGTGTCGACGGAATCTTTTCGGAATATCTACAGCACTCCCAATATATTTCTTTTTGGAGGCTCTACAGAAAATTAAATATATTCCTGAAATCTTTTCTTTTCTCATGGTCGCTTAATCTTCTTAATAGCCTTCTTATACTGGTTTTTTACTTTATGATACGGAATCTTTAACAGGTCTGCTATTGCTTGAAAAGTATATCCAGATTCAAACTTGAGTAATAGAATTTTCTTTTCGTCTTCCGTAACACAATCAAATACTGCTAGTAAGTTTACAAAATCACACGAATATTCTTGTTCGTTATTAATTAGTTCTTCTGTAACAATTCTGTTTTTCCCTGTATATCTGATTAGTTCGTTAGTAATACACTTATGAGCAAATGTACTAAGTTTCCCCTTGTTTGGGTCGTGTGACCTTACAGCTTTAAGAAGTCCAATCATTCCCACCTGTACATAATCATCTAGGTCTGATTTTGATGGATAAAACGAACGCGCTATTTTCTGAACTAGCCCTATATTTTCTTTACAAAGGTCGTTTTCGGTTTTTTGCATTATAACTGATATACCTTATTAATAATGAGCGACCCCTTTTTCTTATCCTTCTTACCCAATAATAATACCGTATTTCCCTCTATTACAATATTTTTAGCCTCTCTCCAGGTATCTGCAAATATCACAATATCTTCCGCTTCACAATATTGGTCGGATATTTTAAGAAAAGCCATCTTGTCTCCGCGATTTTTGCCATTCTTAATTTCTACTTCCTTAACGTTTTCAATTTGAGCAGCTATGATAGGCATCTCAGGCATCTTATCTTCTACCAAATCTAGACACGTACAATTAGCCGAAGACGTATCACACGTATCTAAATTAGAAACTGTTAAGGGCGTTCCTAATAATGATTTTTCTTTAGAAACTAACCATTCTGGCGAATCTATTAGGGCGTAAGGAGGGTTTTGTAAAGTTTGAATAAGTCCATCCACCACTTCCTTACGATTTTTATTAGAGGCAAATCCAGACCTTCCTGGCTTAGTTTGGTTTAACTCCATAAGCAGAAGAAGTATATCATTGGGAGGGGGCACTCGCAACTTTTCCCTTTCCTTATCCGTAAGTTTTTCCAAAGTCTTATATTCGTAGGCCATTCTAGTGCGTGGTATTCCTAAGAAGTCTAGGGCCCCAGAATTAATTAGGGCTAGTATACTGGGAGATGGTAGGTCCTTGTCCATTTTCAATAGAAGCTCACCCCACTTCATACATGATATACTTTCTCTGCCTATTTTGGTATAGAAATCTTGAATTCTTTTGAATGCGGATTGTCCTATCCCCTTAATGTCGCTCACACCAAATAGAATGTCTCCATTTTCTAGTAGTTTAAAGTGTTTGTTACACTCTAATAAGGAGGGCGATTTTACCGTTATATTGAGAGAACGAGCGTTATTTACTAGGCGGTTAATCTCGTAGTGCGGGTCTTGTTTATCTTGAGCATGATATAAGTAAGAAGTAAAAAACTGTTTGGGAAAGTGGGCTTTGCAATATGCTGTTAAATATCCTAAAATTGCGTAGGAAACGGCGTGCGAGTTAGAGGTCGCTATGCCGTTAGCATAAAAAATATGTTCTGGGCTATTAATTTCTAAATCTAGAGTTGGTCGTATTCCAATTTTTTTACAAGTAATTATTTTGTAACTTTTCAAGTTGTTTTTTCCTTGCTTTAATTGCTGTTAGTTTTCTATTCGGTAATTTTTCTTGTAAAATACTTATATCGTTTGATGATAGTAATATTTTTTCTTCTTCTTTTTTCCAACAATTCGGCATATGATTTATTAATAGAAATTTATTATATTTTCTTTGCATTTTAAAAGCGTCTTTATTTTTATAAATAATATCTTTAAGTTTAATAGTATTTTGTTGTGATAAAGAAAGCTCAAAATATTTTTTTCTTGTTGTCCTGACATAGCCAAATCCTAATCTTTTTTGTATATAATCTAAAAATGGTTTTGACGCACAAACAAAAGAAGACCTAAAACATTTTTTTATCTTGTTATGATATTGGCATTCAAAAATACTTCCATCTCCGTCAAAATACCCTCTTAAATAGTCTCCCCAAAAATCTTCTGGAATGTCAAAGTTGACTTTTAAATTAAAAGTTTTATCATTAGTTACGCTATATTTTTTAAGGTCCGACCAAATTTGCGGAGAATGAATATTTATCTGTACTATCTCTTTAGAATGTCTTACTTTGCTTGTTGGAGATATGCAATCTCTTATATGTTCAAGAATATCTTTATCTTTTTTGTTTATTCCTATCGTTATGAATGGTCGGCCTTTCCATACATGGCCATCTGCGGTGATAAATCCTAAACAATACGCCATTTCGTGGGACCAACTAGAGAAAAAATCGTGATTTGCATGATATTTAACAGGATTAATTTTTGGTCGAACTATAAATCCATATTCTTTAACTAATTTTCTTACTGTTCCGGGCGATATTCCTAGTATTTTTCCTGTTGGTTTACTACCAAGATTTTGAATAACATAGTATTTTTCTATATCTTCTTTAGACGGTTTAATATACATTAGTCGTTCCTTAAGTTTAGCAGCGTGAAAGAACAAACTAATATTACACGGTCTAGGTCATTCTTGACACATAATTTCTAGATTTTTTTCTAGAATTTCCTGTAATTGTCGTTCAATGCCATCTTCGCATAGAAATTTATGTTGCAGAGTGCATCGTATTGAGTTTCCATTTTCAAGGACTATTTCATAAACCTCTTGCTCACCGTGGTCATATTTATTGGTTACTTCTATAAATTCGTCTTTATTGTTTGTTGGTCCAAGAATCCAATCTCCTATATTTATATCTTTTATTTGTTTAGTGATATTGTTTTTAAGTTGAACTACTGTTTCAGGAATTATTGAAAAATTAAACGCGTACCTCTGGCTTTTTTCTATCCAGCTAAATATTTCTTCGGCTTCTTTTTCGGTAACTATTTTAAGCTCTTTAGCTTTTTCTAAAAATAAAGTTTTAACTTCCGCCATTTTCTTTGTATCTTTTTTGCCTGCCGCTTTTCGTAGATTATCAGCTTCAACTTCACTGAATCCTGCAATTTTTTGCGCTATTTGCATAGCCTGTTCTTGAGCTATTAAAACCCCTTGAGTTGGTTTTAGAATTTCTTCTAGAGCAGGATGAAAACAATCAATAGGTTCTAAACCGTTTTTTCTATCTATATATGATTGAACAATAGTTTTGCCAGTTTTTTCAAGAACCCCTTCCAAACATGCTGGTCTTGCAAGCGCTCCAATATCCGCTAATTCTTTGATTGATTGAGGTTTAATATCCTTACAGAGTTTTTGTCCTAACTGAGTTTCTACTTGAAAAACTCCTACGGTATTGCCGGAACTAATTAAATCCCAAGTAGCTTGACAGTCTAGTGGAATTTTTTCAATGTCGGGGTCGAATTGAATACTAAGCTGATTTCCCGCTGGTTCAGCAGGGAATTCGCAGCCACAATCAAATTTAACAGACTTCATTGTAATATTTTTCTTTTTCTCTATCTATAACTTCTTCTAAGTTTTTAATTAATTGTTCGCGTATTTTTTCTGCCTGTTCCAGTGTGCATTCCCATTCTATTACTTTTTCGGGAATTTTACCTTTAAAAGGAAGAGTATAGGCGGCAACTGTTCCGTCTTTATTTAATAAGTCTTGATTCGTCATTTGCAATTGCTCCCTTGAATTTTATTCTCTCAGCTACAGGTCTCATAGCTCTCAAACATCTTACAATCATCTCGGCACAGTCTTTTACGTCTTGTAAAGCGTCGTGACCCTTCTCTTTTGACATACCAAAAAAATCTCTTAAGTTGTCTACAGCAAAGGAGTTAGGAACATCTGCTAAGTTCTCCCACCAATAGAAAAGCAGAGTTTGAATATCTAAAACGTCTCTTGGAAAAAAGATATTAGATTTGCCCTCTTTATTTATATTACCATATCTTTCAGAAAGTCTTTGACATATAACGAGGTCGAATTTAGTAATATTTGCTCCTGCCGCTATACCTGCTGAGAACATGGTTTTACTTTTTCCTGCCGTATGGTATCTTAGTAAGTAGTCGACAAAATTTTTCCATACTAATTCCTGGGACGGATATGTTTCCCATTCTTTTAGTAAACTTTCTGATGTATAATTACCACCCTGATTATTACGAATCTTAACATGCCAATCCACCGTTTCCGGGTCAGTATAATCATCAGGATGCGGTTTCATATAGGAGTTAAATTCGCTATTTGGAATAACCTCCAACTTACGAGGATTCAAAGCTAGCGCCGACAATTGTACAGGAGAACAATTAGATGGGTCTGCGCTTGTCGTTTCAAAATCGAATACGATAATTGTGCGATTATTCACTTAATTCTCCAGTCTTTAATATTTTCTGAATTCCCATTACTTTAGATAAGGCGGCAATTCCTAATAAATCAAATTTACAAAGCCCGCTCTTTTCAACATTATGCAGGTCATAAGTTATAATCATATTTTTAGTTTTTGTATCATAGACCATTGGATATTCGTCTTCTAATACTTCAGGACTTATAACTAAACCTGCGGCGTGTTTTCCGCGAGAAATTTTCGTACCCTCTATTCTGATGGCCTGCTCTATTTTCTTAGCTAGGGGGCCCTCTAAACTCCCGTCTTCGTTAAGTTTTACCCACTCCTCTAATTTTTTACCTTTATTTTCTAATGTCCACTGAATAATAGAGGAGAATCCATCATTTTCTTCTCGCATTTCTTGAAGTTCATCGGCAATTTTAGCTTCGTCAGGTATAAACTCTGTAATTTTATTCATCTCATCAAAAGAAATGCTTCCTGATGAGCGTAAAATCTCTTTTACTGCATTTCTGCCTTTTACGGTACCAAAAGTAGATATTTGAGAAATTTTGTTCTTTCCGTATTTATCTTTTAGGTAACCAATAATAGTTTCTCTGTGCTCAATAGGCACATCCAAATCAATATCTGGCAAAGCTATTTTTCCCGGACTATTTCTGCCCGCATTATAGAATCTACTAAAAAGCAAACTATATTTTAATGGGTCTACCGAAGTAATTTTTGTAAGATAACTAACAATACATCCTGCGGCAGAACCTCTTCCTGGACCAGTTAGCCAGTTATTTGAATGACAAAATTTTACAATATCCCACAAATAAAGAAAATAAGAAGATAATCCAGCTCCTTGTAATACTTCTAGTTCGTATTTTACTCTATCTACATATTGTTGTTGTTCTTGTTTAGGAATCCTATTTTGAATTTTTTCTTTCCAGCCCTCCCTACAAAGCTGTCTCAAAAATTCCGCGTCATCCATACCATTAGGACAATCGAATTTTCTTAAAGTTGGCTGTTTAGTAATTTTATACGCTTCGCATGAATTTAATAAATCTAGTCCAGTCTTAATTTCTGTTTCGCTGAAAGCCTGCACAAACTCTTGACCGCCCACATGATGGTTTGAACTTTGAAAAAATCTATACAGATTAATGTTTGTTTCTAGCTGTAATTTTTTAAGAGCCGTTTCGCTTTTGGTTTCTAATAAATTCAAAAGTAAAATTTTCTGGTCGGCTATGTCTGCGGGGTCATTATAGTGGCTGTCGTTCAGAGGAACTACGGGCAGCTTTAATTTGTCTCCAAAATATACTACAGCATTATTAACCACTGCCTCCACAGGCATAGTAGTATTAGAAGACCTGCCCAAATACAAATCGGGAAATAATCTCTTGAGTCGCTCAATTAAGTCTCCTGTTTCCTTTACAGAGTCAACACTAAGAAATGACCTACACTCACTAAGATTAGAAGATAAAACAGCGTTACCTTGAGCATACTTGAAGAGAGGATACATTAAAACTGAGGATATTCCGCCCACTATACATATTATACCTTCTCTGCTTATCTTGTCAAGCTCTGTCCAGTCCAAACTAGCGTATCCATCTCTTACTCTAGGTTCATTAACAGCCTGAAATTGAAAATTCTCTTCCTTATTGGCTGTAGAGCTAAGTTTGACAAGATTCTTCCAGCCCTGTTGATTGCGAGCGAGCAAGATTAGGTTATACAGCCGATAGTTGCCCTTATCGTGATTATCCTCTCTAATTTTAAGAGTATACCCAAGAACAGGTTTAACCTTCTTAGCTTCCATCTTTTCTACAAACTCAATAATACCAGCCAAGCTATAATCAGTAATAGCGGCCCCAGGAATTTCTAACTTAGCTAACTTCTCGGCTAGTTTATCGGGCTTATTAAAGCCTTGGAGAAGACTATAGTGAGTTCTGTTTTGAATTGGAAAATACATAAATTAAACTGCGCCTGGTTGCTTATAACTTCCGAAGTCGTGAATTGGATTCTTATAATTTTTCAACACCCACCCCATACCATTTTTCCCCATCATATATTCAGTTTGAGAGCAAATATTCATTGGCTCACCAATCTTAGTGAATTGCCCCGCTCTAAATTCTATCATAGGCTCAATTTCTGTATCCTTGAAAGTATTCTTATAGAACGGACATAATTTAGAACATCTCCACGATTTAGTTAATGTGGGCGTTTTGGTCTTTTTAATATCTTCAAATACTTCTTTAACTAATGTTTCTGCTTTACCTAAGTCATTTTTATTAAAACATAGAGTAAATGGTCCCCCATCATTGATGAAATATATGGTGACTAAGAAGTTATCTATCGAAGGATAAAGATGGTGAGCAGCATAAAAATACATTAAAAGCTGGGGGTCGCTAGCTAGTACCGCATGAGTTTTTAACTCGCCCGTAAAGAAATTGGTCCGTTTCCCCGTTTTATAATCTATAATTTCATAAGTAGAATCGTCTATCTTACTAATTAAATCTATAGTTCCCTTAATATGAAGCTGTCCGCTTAATACTGTATTATCTGGCAATTTATATTCATACTTTGCCCACTCATAAGGCAACTCAATATCAAACTCGGGTTCCGCATCTACTATATCTCTTTTAGCTGGATTATAATCTTCCTCATTAAACTCTAGAACAGAATTTGTCCATTTTCTACAGTCTTTTTTATCTTTTTCGCCCCAATCCTGAAAAGCGAACGCCTCACTATAATGACTATATATCTTGTCAAAAATATCGTCAAGAATATAATTATTAACATCAAGTTCGCCCACTATATCATCTATAATTTTCTCCTGCTTATCTTGCTGGGCCTTCTTACACAAAGCTATTAGTTCTAATACTTTGTGAGTACAAGAACCTTTATTAGCTTTTAGCCCGGCCGGATATCTCCATCCTAACAAGTATTCTAAGAAGTATTTATGATGACAATCATACTTCCACATATTTAGACTAGAACTGCGTAGATAAACACAAATCATGATATTTCTTTATTATAATTTCTAGCAATCTGGCAACAATAATTGATAAATGTTGATTCATTAAAATTCCATTTCATATTGTTAATGTCTTTATGTAGCCATTGTATATTACCCTCTATATATCCTTTAGTATTATCTATTCTATCTAATGATGCTGTTTGTTGACTTTGCTTGATTCTTTTTTCTTCTGGATGAAATTTGATTTCTATTCCAGACAGTTTACATTTTCTATCTTGTTTTAAAAACAATTCCCAAATATATTCTATTGTTATTGAAAATTCTAGATTGCGTTGTTTTGCATTTCGCTTTAATTGACTAAAATATGTTCCAGATATTTCTTCGTGTCCCTTCCAATAAGAACTTTTATTACTAATAGCCGCGTGTTTTCTTATTGGTATTGCAAATTTTTAAGTAAAGTTTTTACTGTTGGTATTGCAAGATGATTATATTTTGCTATATATTTAGCTGAACGTTTTTTAATTATATATTCTTCATATAAATATTCTTTTGTAATTTCATTATACGATTTTGGAGGTTTAACTCCTTTTATAATTTGAAATTTATCTAGATATCTTTTAATAGTTTCTTTTGAACATTCTAATTCTTCAGCTATTTTAGCATGACTTTTGCATTCTATATAATGTTTTTGATATAGAATATCTCTTGACATTTCTTTTTTCTTCATCAATTTATTTCTGGGATAACGTCTAAGTTTTTAATAATTTTATATATAGCTTTATTTTGTTCGCCAATTGACATATTGGTATTATCTATTATATAGGTAAAATTACTATAATTATCTAACGCTATTTCGCTTTCGTGTAAATCTTTGCTATTTGAATTTCTTGTAAGTCTAATTGAAACTCCTCCAGCTTCATGTACGGCATCTAATTCGTCTGGGAATCTAGCGTCGGTTAAAATACTAAGAGCAGAGTCATCAGTTTTAATTTTTCTAATTGTTGCTTCTGACCATACATTTTTATTAATTTTTCTAAAAAAATCAGTACCTATTATTTGTAAAACTTCTCTATTAGTGAGATAACCATGATTTTTATTAGATAAAGGCAAATCTTCCCATTTAATTTTAGATAAGGACTGTTTGCCTAATTCTGTATAAACGTCTTCATATGACATTCCTAAAATATCAAGACATATTAATTGTTTTAATGGGTCCGCGAAACTATAAGCTTTCACAAATGGGTCAAGATACTGAGCTAGGAAGTTCTTCATAGTTGGAGTATTTCTAAACATATCAAAAATGCCTTCGTATGATTTATCTCCTAGAATATCATATACATATAGTTGCCCATTCTCGTTAATATCCATCCTTTTTGTAATTCCAAGAGAGGTCATAACTAAACCCACTATAAAGTTACAACTTGTGTTTTTTCCTGATTGTTTTTTACCGCTTAAAGCAATAATTGTTTGGTTCATTATTTTCTCTTTTTTCTTTTTACTTCCCATACAACCCTCTTTATAATAGGTGACTAAACTCTTTTCTTACTTGTTCTACTGTCATATCTGCATAATCATTAGCAGAAGGAAAATATATATTTGTCGTGTATAGTCGGCTTAACTGTTCTGTTAAGATGGGTGCGGCCGTTTTTCCTGCCAAGTCATTATCCATTAGAATGTTAACATTTAGGGCCCCACTACTATCAATTAGGTGTTGTTGTAGAGGAGAAAGATTCGTACTTAAACATGCTACAGTATTTTTAATGCCGCTTTCTACTAGTCTTAGCACATTACCCGCGCTTTCCACCAAATTTACACATTTTTTCTCTTTAATATAGGGTAGTGCCTGCCAATAATTAAATAGGGTTTCTTCGACTTTGAGGGTTTTTGAATTTCTCCACTTTGAATACATCCAACGATAATCTTCTTTTGGACAATTCCCCACATGATAGCACTGACATTTAGAACACTTATCGTTAAGAGAGCGACCTAAACATGATACTAGATACTTGCCCGATTCATCAAAAATAGGTATAACAGCTCGTCCTACCATTTCTTTACCTTTAGTAAGACATTCTCCTATACAGTATTCTTCTAGAATTAGTTTAGTAAATCCTCTTTTTAGGAAATACGCTGAGGGTGTAATCAGACTTTTTCTAACTTGCTCTCTAGTAATATTAGTCTTTGGATGCTGAATAGGAGTAAAAATATTTGTAATATGGGCAAACTTTTTCTTTTCTAGGTCGCTCCTATTTATCTTAATATTATCTAGTTTTTGTCCTGAGATTTCTTCTAAAAAGATTCTAGCCTCATCCAACGAGGCTTGCCTGTCCCCTTCTTTTCCCCACCCATATTCTTTTCTAGATAATAACCCCTTAATAAGACCAACAAAATTACCCCCAAATATATTATGGCAATTCTTCGTTCTACACTTCCAATTTCCCCTTATATAATCCCCATAAGGATATAGATTAAATCCAGTACGAGAATCTGAAGGGTGAACAGCGCAGCTTCCATACATTAGCTTATTACCCCTGGTAAGCTCTACATCAAAATATTGAAAAATGTCTTCTAAATGATTTAGAACCGCATAATCAGATAACGCTTTTAATTTGTCTCCGCTTTCGCTCATATGGTATTTGATTTTTTAATTCAAGATATCTTTAATATATTGTTGTATATACTCTCTAGATAATATTAATTTTTTATGCCACATGATATAATCGTTTATTAAGCAAAAGGAACGTCTTCTTGGTGGTCTACTACTTGATAGTTGTTTTTGCTTTTAGCCTTAATTTGCGATTTGGCTTTTCCTGGTATAATTTTAGTACACCAAGGTTTAAATCCTATATTAAGATAATCTCCGTCTGATAGACTGGCGCTTCCGTGTCTTGATAAGACGGTTACTAATTTTTTTTGTCCGTGTTCTGGACCATCCTCTGCAATTTCTTCGTCTGTTTTTGACTTATAAATACTAAAATTAGTACAAAACCAAGAAATTCTATCAGAACCAGCAACCGCACTAATATCTTCTTTAGTTAAACCGTCTCTGTTAAGTTGACAAAATAAAACTATTGGTATTTTATATCTTACTGCAAAATTATGTATTGCTGTAAGCATGAATCCTAATTTTTGAAATTCGTCTATATTTCCCATTTCTCCGGCAGACATTAATTTTAAATAATCATAGATAATGACACACGTTTTAGCAGAACCATCGTCATTAAATCCAACAGTTTTTACTAGCCACCTTCTCATTATTGAGAGGATATCTTCAATAGGACATCCACTTATATTTTGATAATAATAAGGAAGTTTTTCTAATGTTTTGGCTGCGTCAAAAACCTTTTTTCTGCTAGCAGGATTTTGTCCAAACTTTCCTTTTTCTATATCGTTAGTTGATACTTCGGCAATAGACCCTAACATTCTATGTATATGGTCATCTTTTAACATTTCTGTATCACACACCAACACCGGCGTTTGTGTGTTTTGAGCAATATATAAAGCTATATGGTCACATAATAGACTTTTTCCTTGTTTAGCTCTTGCTCCAATCATATTAACTGATGCTATACGAAGTCCTCCACCAATCGCCTCATCAAAAATTGTTCCTAATCCTGTTGGAATACCAACATATTCTCTAGGATTATCCGCCAAATGTTTGATATATTCATTAATACCTGTTCCTAGAATCTCTGGACCTTCTTGCTTATCATTCAATAATGAGGAAAAATCAAAAATAGCATCTTCTGCTATTCCTAGAATAGCATTAATTTTTTCAGTACCATCTATATCTAGTAACTTTTCTTTGGCCTGTTCTAATTTCTGTGTTAAAAGTCTCGTTATTTCAAGTTTTCGTATTTGGGCAGCAAATTTTCTAACGTTTTTAAGTTCAATTGGCAGACTAATTATTCCATTAAGATGTTGAACCTCTGCTCTCTTACTTAAAATGTGAGTATATCCTAAACTTTCACCTACAGCATAGATACTTGGAATATCTATTTTATGTTTTTCATCTTTTTCTATTATACTTTTTACGCAATGGAATAATAGCTGATTGCTATCTAATGTAAATGTTTTTACATTAATTATGTCTGCTATATCAAAATATGCGTCAGAACCAAAATGAAATAATCCAGCTAAAACCGCTCTTTCTGCTGCGACATTACTTAGTATGTAATTATTTTGCATTATACGAACATGTATTTTTCTAATTGATGTTTGGATATTTTATGACACCATTCAATAAATGTGTTGTCTAACATGTTTCCTTTTAACATATTTATATTTTTATGAACCCATTGTAAGTTACCTTCTATATAACCTTTTGAACTATCAATTCTGTCTAAAGACGCTGTTGGTTCTACTAACGTAATTATTTTTGGGAAATTTCGTATAATCCTGTTCTCATTAACAGACATATACTGGGAATAGTCATAGCCGCCTGTTGAATTCTTCCAAGTTCAGCACTAGCCTCTAAATAATATTTATCGCCGACGGCACTCGCTAACTTTTGTATACAGTCATTTATTTCAAAAGATAATCTTTGCAGACAACACAAAGAAGAGGTAAATTCTGAGTTAGTCATGTTTTGGCTCCTTAATTGGTCCCGCCCAATAACCGTTTTGATATTTTACGTCCCATGAATCAAAAATTAATCTGTCGTTTAATATATCAACCTCTCCAACTTTTGTTGGCCAATCTTTATACTCTTTATACCAATACCAACCTGCTACTTTAGGTTTGTCTTTCGTCCAAACTAATTCAACCGCTGCAGATTTTGTACTATCCATTATTTAATCTTCCAATTATTTTCGCGGCACACAACTAGCGCAACGATATCTATTATATGGCGGAATAAGATTTTCTGGAATTGTATCAATCTTACCACACCCCAAACATTCAATTTTTACTGATAATGATTCTCTATCTCTAGGAACAGGAGGGACCACATATTTAGGCTCAATTCTAGCGGCCTTATAGTCTTTCTCAACGTCCTGTTTAAATTTCTTATCTTTCGTAATTTCCTCGAACCTATTTGGACGATTACCCAAACTTATAGCCTGACGGCGAGCTTCCACGTCGCCGGGCCTATCATCATTTCTTGCTCGTCTGACAAGACCAGTAGAGCGTCTAGTTGATGACGGCTCATCCTCTTCCTTAGTTGCCCTAAGAACGTCATCCGTATGATTCTGAGTAGTTATAGCAGGATTCGCGGTAGGATGAGCAGGAATATTAGTATGTGGGCTCGATAATTCTGCGACCTGTTGCTTTAGGGCTAATACCAACTCAGTTAATTGTGTAATTTCTGATTCGGTGATTTTTTCGGCAGCATTTTTCTTACGGACATATTTTCGTTTAGGTTTTTCTGTTGCTGTAACAGGAGTGTTATTTTCTATATTTGCTAGTTGTTCTGTCATTGTTTTACCATTTTGCCTTTCTTTATATTGTCTAATGCGTCGGCCACCCCATTAATTCCATTAGCTAGAAATTCTAATCTATCTGTTCGCTGTTTAGCATATCTAATTATACTATCTAATTTTGACGCATATTCATCTTGGGCTGTAACTTTACAAGCCTTTTCATCAAATCCGTATCCATTTACGGAATCAAACTTAGGACACACATAATTTTTAAATACTGAATTAGCCCAATTTAGTCTCGCCCGCTCTCTATTAATGGACCTCTGAATAAAAACCCCATAGGCCCTCAACTCAAAACTAATATAGCCGCAACTTTCTATATCTAGTTTTTCCAGTTCAGTACGCCCCATAGCCAGATATAACCCTATATTTTCTCTCTGCTTATTTATTTCTCCCTCATAATTAGGCAAACCTAGTTTTTGCTCATATTCGTCTAATATTTTGTCAATCTCTACTAACCTTTGACTTGCTGAGGAACTATGTGAGGAGGTCTCGCCATTTATCTGATTCGTCATATTTAAGCTTTATTAGTTCGATGTTGTTAATTGTGCAAAATTCTTGTTTAGACATGTCGTTTTGTTTTTGTTTAGCAAAAGCAAATATATCTTTATGAAAGAAGGAACTCTTTTCATAGTGCTGAGGTCCTTGTACTTCTACAGCAATACGAAATAATGGAATAAAGAAATCTAAATATAAGTTGGTTTTAGAATTAATCGGAATTAATAATTCCTCAATTACTGAACATGTTGGATATAACTCTTGAAGAAGAGAGCGACATTGCAAATGTAAACTTGATTTAGCTGCGGTTTTAGTATAACCTATAAGCGTTAATCTACGAGTTTTGCCTTCTAGGTCTGTAACTTCCATTAAATCATAATACGAAGGAAAAGGAATATTCACTTAGACGTTTACTCATTAAAAAGTAAGCCGCAAAATAAAACTAATATAATTAAAGTTAATAGCATTTAATACCCATCATCTCTTTGACTTGACTAAATAGTGTTTTATATAATTCTGGATTGTCTACTAAATGTTGTTTTACATTATTAATACCTTGAATTTTCTTTTCTTCATTAGGAAATTGATACCAAGCTCCGCTTTGAACTATAATACCAAGGTCTATACAAATCTGAGCCAATTCTTGTTCTTGGTCTATACCTTTTCCATATTTAATAATGCTTGTTGGTGTAGCGCCTGGAGAGCCAAGACCAGAACATGCAATTACCCAGTTTACTTCTTGCCCAATTGGAGAGTCTGTAGAGTCTTTTCCTCCCGGTTTAATAAACGTAAAGAACTTACACATTAATCTAAAATCTGCAAAATACTGAACTGCCCTCCCACTAGATTCGCTATTGGGATTACCCATTCCAGGATTTGCAATAACATGGTTTACAGCTAATAGAATAGTTCTATTAACAGGAATTACATTAGAAATTTTCCTAAAGAATTTATATAATAGTTTTGCTCCAGATGCCCTTTGCATATCTTCCATAGAGCCAGTATATTCTTCCGAAGTTACAAGAGCGGAAAAAGAATCTACAATAATTATTGAACCTGGTTTTTGATGGATTATTTTCTCTATAATAGACAGATATTCCTGAGCCATTAGAATCTTTCCCCCTTTACCTTCTGCGTCGTTGGGAGAAGAGCCTATAACATGAAATCTAGACAGGTCTAAATGCGGAATACCCTCTAAATCTCTAGCCTTTAATCGTCCTTCTATATTAGCGTAGAATACTTCTCGTCCTTCCGTTCCTGGTAGAGCGTATTTTTTGTTCTGAGCGTTTGCTGCTATCCATAGTGCTGTGACGCTTTTCCCAGCTTTTGGGGGACCAGCTAGCGTAATCGTAGCGCCGTCCGTAATCCCTCCTCCGAGGGCAATATCTAGGGCTGGACTAACAGGAATAATAATTGGTCTTGATTCTAAGACCGATTTTCCACTTTTGATTACCGCTCCGAACTCTTTAAGAATACTGTCGAATTCGGATTTTTCAACTTTTTCTTTAGCCATATTTTATTCTTCGTCTAATTTTTTAAGCTTACCTAAAATGCCTACAGGCTTAGGCTGTGGCGTCTGTACTGAAGTATACTCCGGACTAGGACCGTTGTCAAGCTCCAACGCCTTTTCATCGAGCCTCGCGCGTTCTATGTCTAATTTTTTTGCCTCTTGCTCGATATAGGGAACTAGTTGTTTTGCTCGAAGAGAACATAACCACCACAGGTCGGGATGTTTAATAGCGCGAGCTATTGCTACATGGTCGTACTTTTTTAAGAGCGAGTTAGCCGCCCTAACCTGTTCTCTAAAAAACTTTGCCCACTTATCTTGTTTCCAAAAATATCGTGGAAGGTCTACCTTATCTCGTTTAGCTTGCTTTTCAGCAACTCTTTCTATTAAATATTGACTTGCTGTAATATACCCATCAGAATATGGACTTTTATAACAAGATTTGTTTGTTGGTTCAGAAGGCATTATTGATTACCAGGAAATTTGTAAATATTTATCTATTAGATAATTTTTATTTATTACGATTGAATATAAGATATATTCCGCTAATATCAGTAATGGTTATAGTCATATGCGGGAAGAGATTATATTAATTTCTGTAGGTGTGACCTAAAATGTTTCCACGGCAAACCCTGTTTAATTTCTTTAAGATTCCACTGACTATATGCTAAATTATACAAGAATTGCTCTCTATTTGGATATATTAGGTCTTTTAGAAAGTATGAATGATTCGCCAAAGGGTATGCTATACATAAATCGTCGTCAGTTATAATAGGGATGCCCTCTATCAGAGGCTCTAAAGCCGAATTAGAAGTCTTGGTTATTACACATAACACGTCCTCTAAGTCTTGAGAAAAGGGGCGATTAGCAGGAAGAATATCAAAGTTCTTGTCTGGTATGTCTGGTAATACTTTCTGGTTGGGGTGAGGTCTTAATAGAATTTGACAGTTTGTTTGTTTTCTGAGTTGTTGAACTGCCCAAGCATACCATCCTACTACATTAAAATGTCTCGTGCTAACTCCTCCCGCCATTTGTCCAAGGATGAGAATTTTGTTACCAATACGCCAACCTTTCATGTCTAGTCCCAATAATCTCCATCTGTCGGGCGGGCTTTTTTGGTTGAAATATTGCCCATATCCTTTAGTGCAATTTAGCCCAATACTAGTATAACCTTTACTACTATTTTTTACCCACCTATCATTCTTTAGAAACCCAATATCCATAATCAATTTCGGCTTCTTAGTTTCTAGGCAATAGTCATTAACTAGACCCCTTAAAAGATTGTTCCCCCCATTAAATTCTCCATATTGTACTATCACGTCACACTTATGTAATCTGTCTATTTCCCCCTCATTCTTTACTTTGATATAACTGTCCGCACTATTAAGAATCCCCTCACAAAATCCGTCCAAGACCTCTATGATATTATCGCGATTTTTGGTATAACAAACGCCCACTATCATATATTTTCTCTGCTTATTTTAGAGAGATTCTGACGGCTTACCAACTGTCGGTCTAGCATTAGATTGAGGATTATCTCTAACCTCCCCTTTTCGTATGTCAAAAATAGCTCCTTTACCTAACCTGCTTCCTGGTAAGGCTTTACCAAATTCATCTCCTCGTTCGGAGGCGGCGGGCGTCATTACTGCAACGCCAGTACCTAAAGGTTTCCCCTCCGGGTCTTTTCTTACGGTTAAATGATGAAATGGTTTCTTTTTGGGAGGTTTTGACACTCTACCTACAGTCTTCTTTTTAACTACTACTTTTTCTACAGATTCCTGTTCAGGCGGATTTGTGTCTGGCTGAACGTCTGGTTGAACGTCCGATTTTATAGCTAGTGGGTCTCCATGTCTTTGAAAGTGTCGTTGTACTGTGGGCATTTTTTTCCCAATAGCATCGGCAATTTCTTGATATGATTTGCCCTGCTCTCTTAGAGTGGTCATGGCTATTTTATCACCAGCGGTTAAATTTGGTCCTCTCATACTAATTCCCTTTCTGCGTTAGCTAAATATGCTCTGTTTTTAGTTTTTAGAAAATTTATATAATAGTCGAAAACCCTCTTAGACACTTCAACAAGTGGCCAAATTAATTCTTTTGTAGATTTATTTTTAGCGATTGATGAATCTGAAAACATGTCCATTGGGCTATATAGTTTGTTTTGCTTACTTCGACGGGCGAAATACGTGTCTTTTTTACCTATAGTTACTCGTTTAGCAAAAGTGTACATATCTTCTTCTGCTGTATATAACTTACCTTGAGATTCGTAGTCTACTAAAATAGGGAATTTTTGAGCATCTAATTGGTCTTCTCTTCCAGAGATTGTGTAACATACTACCTCTCTAGTGGTAGATACGTCTTCCTCGAAGGACCCGTCATGAGGTCTAAAGATAGCGTTAGATAGGTCTCTTGTGGTGGGGCGAGGCGGAATTGTTTTAACGTTATTTAGCATTTTTTCTCCATGTAAATATTTTTCTTAATTGTGACAGTTGGTATTTTAACCAAGGCCAGAAGTAAACCCGTCTAGCCAACATTGGAAAATATATTCCGTTGTTTAATTTAATAAAAACATAACCGGGGGGCAATTTATTCTCAGGATTATATTTTTCTGGAGGTTTAAATAACCCAAATTTTTGGACACATTTAGGAACTATGTCGAATACTTTGTGTTTATAGTTGGGATTTTGTTCTATCAGAACCTGTTCTCCGTCCAGATGTAGTTTTGTTAATTCGGTTTTTTGGCTGGGGTTTTCGGTGCGAAATGCTACTTTGTCGTTATAAACACCTCCAACCACATCAGCAGTAATCATAACCTGTTTTTCGGGGCATTCCCCCCAACCTTCTGGTCTATCGCTAATATCTATAGCAACAGGAGTTTTATCTCTAGAAGGTTTAGTGAAAGCTTTTGGTTTCTTTTTTGTGTCTTTGATTTTTCTAGGCATTTTTGTCTCTCTTTTTAACAGGTCTTTTCTTAGTAGGTGTATCTGTCCACTTAACAGGTTCGCTTTTTTTAATTCTCGTAGCTCCTTTAGGCGGCTCAGGAAGTTCTCCTTCTTCTAGGTAGGAGAAGTGTTGTTTCTTCATGTCTAATTTTTGGTCGTCACTATAAGTGTCTCGATTTCTCGCAGCTATATCGCCAATAGTTTTAAGCTCTGAGGAATGCTTTCTAACAGCTCCTACTAGACCGTCCAGGTCTTTTTCGTAGTCTCTATGGACTTTATTAGAGCCACAGGAACAAACAACCTGGAAAGATTCGTACTGCTGTCTGGTTAACACTTCCTCGAATTCTTTTCGACAGGAAGTACAGATAAAACTATATATCACTTATTAGGCTCCCAATATTTACCGCCAACTAGAGTGACGCTTTCTGTTGTTTTTTCTTGGTCTAAGAAATTATAATTTAAACTAGTTGGATACATAGAGTTTCTATCTAG